CCGCAGCCGTATTTCGGCCGGTTGGGGCGACGTGGCCACGATCATTCCGTGGCAGCACTACATGGGTTAAGGCGGCCCGCGGGCGGCGGCAGCCGCCTTTGCCTGCCGTTCCGTCCAGCTTTCGTTGTAGATGCCCTTTCCGTTTTTAGCGTCCTTCCGTCGGCGGTCGTAGTTGCTCTGGCTGTTTTTGTCAGAGCGGTACTGCTTGTATCCTTCGTCACTGTTCTCGTACCCCGCGTAAGCATTCTTCCCGAGGGCTTTGTTGAGCTTGAAGCTCAATTTATCGAGAACGCCGATTCCGGCAGAGCCAAGCTCGCCAAATTTCTTGATGACGGAGTTGATGGGGTTGTTCAGTTCCAGAATGGCCTCGCCGAGCCCCTTCCAGCCGTCCGTCTTGTAAGCTTCGATGGCCGCCACGGTCATATCGTTGAGGTTTGAGATTACCACACCGATTCCGCTGCTGAGGTCGCCCGTCATGAGGCCAGCAAGCTGGCTTACGTTATCTTTCAGGGTGGAAACGCGGCCATTCATGGTCTGGCTCTGGGTGTCCATGGCGTTGTAGTAGCGCCCGCCCTCCTCGCTGGCAGCGATAAGGGCCTTAGACAGCAGGTCATAGCTGATGGTCATGTTCTGGACTTCCTGCACCGTTTTCCCGGTGTAGTCAGCCAGCACCTGATAGACGTTGATGCCGGCATAGGCAAACTGCTTGATGTCGATAGCGGACGCCTTGCCCACGTTGGCGATCTGCTGCAAGTTCGCCGACATGCGGGACAGCTCCGCGTTGCCTCCGCCCGTGGCGGAAACAGCATCGCCCAACGCCATGATGACCTTGCGGGAGTATTCCGCATTTTCGCCCGCGCTGATCAGCAGTTGGTTTGCCTGCGTCAGCGAATCCACGCTGAACGGCGTGCGGGCCGCGTCCTCCTGAATGGCCGCCATGGCCTCATTGGCCGCCTGTGCGTCGCCCAGCATATTGGTCAGGCCCACGCGGTAACTCTCGATTTGGGCGTTGTACTCGATGCCGCTCTGGATGAGACTTTTCGCAGCGGCAAGAGCGGCAGAGTGGAGCTTTGAGAAAAAGCCCGCCATGATCGTGCCTTGTGCAATAGCACCGGCCAGAGACTTGCTGGACCCCGATGCGGCATCCCCAAAGCTGCTCATGTACCCTTCCGCAGTCCTTAGCCCCTGTGCCGTGGTATTGAGTTGGGCCTGAGCTTCTTTCAGCTTCTGGGCAAATTCCTTAGTTTCTTTGGAGGATTCCCCGGTCTCTCTCCGTGATTTCTGGTAGGCTGCCGTAAGGTGAATGACCTCACTGTACAGCCGATTGTAATCCGCACTCATGGTGGATACGGCGGCTTTGGTCTGAGCCTTTGCCTCCTCCACGCCCTGCCTGTAGGCGCTGTCGTCCAGCCCAAGAGTGGCCATCAATTCAAAAAGTTTCAGGGCGTGTCACCTCCGTTCAGCCCGGCCAGAATGCGGGCCTTGATTTCCTCTGCGCTCTGCTGGGGACGGGTGGAAGCATTAAAGTCGGGCAGGGTATCCACCCACCGACACTCCATTCCCACAAGGCCAGCCAGAGCGTCCGTGATGTAGGCGCGGTAGCTCTTCTCGTAAGCTTCCTGCTGCATCGCATTGACGCAATGCTGGGCAATGTAGGGCTTGCCAATGGCTTTCAGCATATCCAGCCGGATGGATGAGATCAGCCGCCGATATCGGTCTGAGCCAACCTCACCAACGAGGATAAAAAATCCAGCACATCCCGGTCGTTGATGGTATCCGTGATGACGCGCAGGGTTTTGAAGGGAGTCATCTTTTCAGGGTTGCCGTCCTTGTCCGTTTCCAGCTCATACAGCAAAGGCAGCAGCTCCGCTGTGTTCTGAGCGTTGTCGAACAGCAGCTTTTTTGCCATTGCCTTGATGTTCTTGCGGCCCTGGGCTTCTTTTTTGGCCTTGAGCTCATCGGGGGTTTCACTGCCCGTGAGGATGGGGCCGACTTTTCGCAGCTCCATCACCTGCGTCTCGGTCAGCAGGGCGGCCACCTTGTCCGCGATCATGTAACAGTGGCGCAGAAATTCTGTTTCGTCCATCTGGTTGAGAGTTTTCATTGTTCCGCTCCTTATGCTGCCGCGTCTTCACTCACAAAGAACTCCATGGGGACGGTCTCGTCTCCCATTCGGACACAGCCCGTCAAGGTGACGGACACATTGCCCTTGCCATTGTCAGTTGTCTTGAGGGACAGGCCGCCCGTGCTGATTGCGTTGTCCAGCCGAACAGCCACATAACCGCCGCCGATGAGGTCGCCCACAAACCAAATGGTTTTGAAGTCGCCCGTGGTCTTGTCAGTTTTGAACGTCATGCGGGGCGTTACCTTGCCCCCGACCACGTCCGCTGCGCCCAGCGCCATGCGGATGACCTCGGCGGAGGTATTCAGCGCGGTGAAGGCCAGCGTGCAGTCGTAGTCCTCAATTTCCATGAGCTCCACGGTGTTCTTCTGGCAGTTGTCCACATCTTCGCCCAGGTCGGTGATGTTTGGGGTGCAGGTGGCGGTGATGCCGCCAGTGGTTGCGCAGATGATGTCGGCATCAGCGACGGCGGTCTGGCCCTCAGTGTCGAACTTGTTCAGCACAAGGCCCGCGTTGATCTGCATGGACTTGAATGCTTCTGCGGAAATTTTGGTAAATTTTCTTCCCATAATTCTCCTTACTCGCATAGCTGCGTGATCTCAAAATTCAGGTACTCGCACAAATAGCCCTCGGGCGGGTTGTCCATCGGCTGGGCCCACGGGGTGCCTTTGCGCAAAAGAATAGCGCCGCCCTCGCACGGCACGGTCAAACCGCCTGCAAGGGCTGCGCTAATTTGGTCTTCGGTCTGTAAGATGGGTAAACGCCCTGCGCTGCTTGGATACCACAAGCGGCCATGAAACGACGCTTCCTCGTTCCAGCCGCCGGGGACGGCGGGCTTGTAGGTCAGGTAGGGCAGGGAAGCGGCGGGCGGGATGTTGTCTTCCAGATAGCCGGGGATGCCGAACCCGTTGAAGAACGTGTTCAGCGCCCGGTTGATGCTCTCGGCGGTCCCCATTACGGCAGCACCGCCTTTTTGCACTTGACGGCCCGCAGCCCCATGCCGGATTCCGGCGGGGCTTTGCTTTCGTCTGCTGTGCTGGTGATCTGGAAGGTCTGGCCGTCGCTTACCCGCTTGATGTAGTCCGGGAAAGCCAGCGGCACACCCGTGTTAACCAGCAGCGTATAGGTGGAAGCAGTGTCAGCCTGCTCCGCCACCTGAGCTTCCACGGTGGTGTCGTGGCGCTCCACAGCCTCAAACTCGGGGCCGTCCTGCCAGCCGGACACAAAGCCGCCCACGCCGTCCGGCTCATAGCTGCGGGTCTGAAAACGGTATTTTTGGGTGAAGCTCTGCATCACGGTGGATGCAGTGAACGCGTTGACCATGTCACATCTTCCTCCACTGATTGATCTCGGATTTATAGCGGGTCTTTCCGTCTGCGGGCAGCCCGTCCGTGCCTGTGGCCATCGTGCCAGACCACCCGGCAAAGGACTGGGACACATACACGCCGCCGGACGGGAGCGCCTTGTCGTAGGCATCAATCTTTTCGGCCAGCGACACGAAGTCAGGCGGCACGCGCATGGGCTGCACCGTTCCATTAAAGGTCTCGGCGGTTAGATCGCCGTCCCCGGCCTTGTGCACGCCATCATTGAAGATGGATCCGCACACAAGGAAATACTGTCCAGGCACTACCCCGGCGGGCACAGTGTCCGGCTCAAAGGCGAACTCCCCGGCAACGGGGTCATCTGCCCGGTCAAAAAAATTGTGCGTGTAAACGCACAGCTCAGGGACGGTCATTGGACACCTCCTCCTCAAAAGGGGCGATTACTCGCCCGGGGTGATAGTCTGGACAGAGATGCCGTCCAGGTACTCAGCAAACAGGGTCACGCCGGTGATAGCGAAGCTCTCAGAGACGGCGGTGGTGTAGTTGCCCTGGGTGTGGAAGCCGATCAGGTTGTTGGCCTCGCCCGCGGTGGTGTACACCAGACCAGCTTTTGCGTAGTCGCTGTCGGAGGGGTCAACGTAGTACATCGCGATGTTGTCCACGGGGGTGGCAATGACCTTGCCCTTTGCGATCTCGCCGTCAGACAGCAGGAAGATGGTGTTGTAGCCCATGAAATCCTTGATGTACTGGAAGCCGTACTGGTTCTGGATGGTGATCGGGGCGGTGCCCAGGTACTCCGCCACGTCCAGGACGTTGGCAAAGCCCACAACGCCGGTGACGGTGCGGTGCATATTCTTGAACTTGTTCTCCACGCTGCCCTTTGCCATGGCCAGAGCCATCTGGAAGGTCTTGGGGGTACCCTTCAGGCTGCCGGTGTTCAGGTACTTGTAGAACTTGTCCGTGACCTTTGCGGTCAGGTCGAACAGGAACTCGTCATCGGTCTTCTGCACGGCCACATCATAGCCATAGTTCTGGATTGCCTCCAGGGAGACGGCCTTGGCGTACTTTTCGATTGTGATCTTGCCGTAGTCCTTCTCCTTGACGGTGTACTGGCTGTAGGGGATCTCCTCGCCCTCTGCTACGGTGCCGCTCTGCAGGGTGCCCTGGGCGTACTTGCTCTTCAGCACGGTGCCGGGCTGCATCCGAATGGGGCGCATGATGCCCATGATCTCCCGCAGGTGCTCCCAGTTGCGCTGGAAGCGTGTCACAAAGTCGATTTCCCGGGGGTTGACGGTGATCTCGGTAGTGGTGGTCAGATTGGTCTTTGCTGCCATGTGTTAGTCCTTTCCGCCGCCTGTAAACAGGTCGGCATTTGCTGCAATGGCCGCCTGGCGCTCGCCAGCGTCCTTGATTGCAAAAATTTGGTCTTTGGTCATTTTGGAGCCGGTGTTGGTGGGCGGGGTGTCCACCTTTGCGCCGGTGGTGGTCGTAGTGCCTACGAAGTCGCTCCAATCAGCTTTCAGGCTGTCGGTGTGCTTCTTGGCGTCCTTGACCTCGCCCTTATCGTCCAGCTCCAGCTTGTCGATATCCTCGCCAGACAGCCGCACGACCCGATCAGCATACTTGTCCAGCACCCCGGCGGCCTTCAGCAGTTCCCGGAACTTGGCTTCCTTGGCTGCGTGGGTGTCTTTCTGGGTCTGCTGGGCCTTGTAGTCGGTCAGCGCCTTTTCTGCGGCCTGCTTGCCGCCGTTGGCTGCGTCGCGGTCCTTTTCGGCTTTGGCGAGGGCTGCGTTCTTCTCATCGAGCTGGTTCTGCAAGGTGTCCGTTTCCTCATGCAGCACGTCCAGAATTTTCTTGAGCTTGCCGCTGGTGTCGGTCGTTTCATCTTCCAGAATCGCCCGGAGAGTCTTGCGTTCGAGTGCCATGTGATAGTCCTTTCTGCCCTTGCTCGGGCTGCCATGCTTGGCAATAAGGTTTAATTTGCCGGACGTGCTGCCGGTGTGGTGCCGCTTGTGGGGCTTGAACCCACGGCCCCCGGATTAAAAGTCCGGTGCTCTGCCAGACTGAGCTAAAGCGGCATATATTGGAATTTGGGTATAAAAAGAAGAAGCCCACAATGTGAGCTTCTTCCAAAAAAATTTACTTTTTTACCGGTTTTGTTAGTGCGTCTTCAATTCTCCATCCTCTCGAAATTCTTCCTTTTAGCGTTGAGCTGTCTATTTTATACTCTATCGCCCAATCTTTTAATACCTTAGTCTCTCCTTTATAAGTAATAAAAACGGATGTTCTTTTGTTTCTTGCCTGTTGCTTTGTTGTTGCCCATCTGCAATTTTCTGGTGAATAATCCTTATTAACATCTATTCTGTCAATCGTTAAATTTTCTTTATACCCCGATGATAACGCCCATTTATAGAAATTTTCAAATTCAAGCCACTCTTCACATACTTTGATTCCTCTGGATCCATAATCTCTATACGATCTGATTTTAGGATTTCTACACCTAGAAAGCATATTTGCCCACGTTTCATATATTCTGGTTCCGTGCTTCCCATGCTTTTTAGTAAATGGGTGCTTTTCTACATTTTTTCTTGAAGTTTCCTTTCTTAAACATCCACAGCTTTTGGTATTTCCAGATACCAAATTGGTTCGATTTGCTTCTATAGTATTACCGCAGTCGCAAACACATTTCCACCTGGAACGTCCATTTCCCGGAACAAGCTCTATCGCAATTAATCTGCCAAATCTTTTCCCTTCAATATCTTTTTTAGCATCCATTGCTGACCCTCGCAATCTCCGATTCAAGAACTGCATCAACTTCCTTTTCCAGCCCGGTGAGGGATGCAAACAAGGCCGTCAGCATAGAGCTGTACATCGGGGCTTCGCTCCAAATCTGGCTCACAAGCTCGCTGGTGCGCTCCCGCTTGATCATATCGGTCTTGT